TTCTGAAATACTTTGGGTATACTATGTTGTTTCTGATATTCTTGCTGTACCTAAACGATTTCTTCAATGACCCTACAGCCAGTAGGCATTTACCAGAAGAGATAGCAGATCAATATGACCCAAAGGGTCTTAACATAAGGAAAGGAATATAAATGAAAGCGTATCATAACAAAGGGTTTGGCATGGCATTTTTTGTAGTGTTCTTGCTGTTAATACCTCTGCCCATACTAGGACTGTGGGCAGTCGATGGGCAAGATTGGGTGGATAGATTTACAACTAAATACTTTTCACCTTGGCAATCAGAGTGTTGGGAAACAGCCAAGCATGAACGAGTATGCAAGGGCGATAATAACTGTAAATGGTTTAGGAATTTTTGTCATGAATGAAGGACACTTATTATTTTTACTAATGATATTTGCAGTAATGGTAACATTAGCACTTAACATGGTGGTACAAGGATTTATTGGATGAAAAAATATGAAAGGCAAAAAGGTAGTTTGACTACCAGTAAAAAGACTAAGCGTGAGCTACTAACCGATTTGGTGGTAGCTCTCGTATGTATAATAATTATAGGGGGGATGCTTTTGTATGCCCACATTGATATAATGAGGATAGTAGAATGATAATAGAAACAGCATTTATGTGTATGGCTCTCAATATCTATCACGAAGCTAACAATCAA